GTCAATATCTCCCCCCGTGGGTCGACCTCGGCGTAGTCGCGGGTCCACGGCGGAGCGCGGCTACGGACACGAGCATCGCCTCATACGTCGGGCGATCGCTCCCGTCGTCGATGGGGGTGGAGCGTCGTGCGCTCGATGCGGCGAGCCGATCATCCCCGGGCAGGAGTGGGACCTCGGCCACGTCGACGGCGACCGCCGGCGGTACTCCGGGCCGGAACATGCTCGGAGCCGGGACTGTCGCGAAGGCGGCAACCGGGCGACGGCGGGGCGACGCGCCGGCGGTCCCAGTCCGACCTCGCGGCAGTGGTAGTCGACGCCTACGTCGTCCCGGAGTTCTGGCCGGACACGGAGGAGACGTATCGCCGGATGCGCGTTGAGGCGACCCTCCTCCGGATCATGTTCTACTACTCCGCGCTCAAGTGATCGAGCCACTGGTCCGGTTCGAGCCAGGGGCGGCCGACCACGACTACGAGCTTTACGACCAGGCGGTCGATCTTCTCGCCGGCTGCAAGCTCGCGCTCGATCCTGAGCAGCTGATCGTCCTCCGGGCGATGCTCGCGCGGCGGGGCGACGGGAAGTGGTCCTACCTCCAGGTCGGGCTCACGGAGCCGAGGCAGAACGGGAAGGGCGAGCTACTCGAGGCTCGCGAGCTCGTCGGCGTCGCGCTCGTGGAGACGGATCGACTCCTGATCCACTCGGCGCACGAATACGCGACGGCGCTCGAGGCGTTCTACCGGATGCAGGCTCGATGCGAGGAGGGCGGGATCGCGATCAAGCGCGTGAGGCAGGCGCACGGCGAACAGGGGATCGACTTCGCGAACGGGACGCGGCTGCGCTACCGGACGCGGACGCGCGGAGGCGGCCGGGGCTTCTCCTGCGATCAGTTGTCGCTCGACGAGGACATGGTCATCCCGGAGTTCGTCGTCTCGGCACTTCTCCCGACGCTCTCCGCGCGGCCGAACGCTCAGGTCGTGTACTCGGGATCGGCGGTCGACCAGTTGACGCACGAACACGGGCTCGTCAAGGCGCGTATTCGGGAGGCGGGGATCGCCGGCAAGGACCACGCGCTCGCGTACTTCGAGTGGTCGCTCCCGTACGACTCCCCGGAGGAGGTCCCAGTCGACGTTCTCGAGGACGCCGAGGCGTGGCGCTCGGTCAACCCGGCGATGGCGTACGGGCGGATCTCCGAGGAGTTCATCCGAAGCGTGGAGCTTCCGACGCTCGGTCCGCGCGGGTTCGCCGTGGAGCGGCTCGGCGTGGGCGACTGGCCGGCGACCGACCTCGAGTCCGGCGCGATGATCCACCTGGACGACTGGCTTCGCCTCGAGGACCGCGACTCGGAGCTTTTCGACCCGGTATGCCTCGCGTTCGACGTGTCGCCGGACCGAAACGGGGCGATCGCGGCGGCCGGCCGGAACGCCGAGGGCCATTTTCACGTGGAAATAACGGACTCCCGCCAGGGGACGAACTGGATTCCGGCACGTCTCGTCGGACTCGCTCGGCAGCATGGGCCACTTGTGATCGTCTGCGACGAACGGGGTCCCGGGGCTAGCCTCATTCACGAGGTATCCGAGGCTCTCCTCGATGTCGGGTACGAGCTCGAGCTAGCGAGCGGGGCCCAGAACGCGCAGGCTTGCGGACTGATCGTCGACGCGGTCCGCGATCAGACGCTCCGCCATCGCGGCGACGACAGGATCACGAACGCGATCCGGGGAGCCGGCACGAGGCCGCTCGGGGACGCGTGGTCCTGGGCGAGACGCCATTCGTCCGCGAATATTTCTCCCCTGTTTGCGATTACACTCGCGCTATGGGCGGCGTCTGGAGCGCCGGACCTGTCGAAGGAGCTCGCGATCTACTGAGATGGGATTCCTACTCGAGACGCTCGGACTCGCGAAGCGCGGAGGCGAGGAGGTCCCGACCGCGAAGCGCGAGGCACCGGAGCCGCTCGAGGGGACCCGGATGTCCCTGTTCAACTCCCAGATCCCGGCGTTCTGGGGCGAGAACGGGTTATCGGACCAGGCGTGGATTCCAGGCGACGCGACGCTCGCGGACCGCGTGTCGATCGCGAACCGCTGCATCCAGTTGAACGCGCAGCAGATCTCCACGATGCCGCTCGAGTTCCACGGTCCGCCGGCGGTCCTCGAGCCGCTCTGGGTGTCGTCGCCCGACCCGAACTGGTATCCGAACGGGATCGCGGACGCCGTGTTCGCCATCGTCGAACAGGTCTACGGGTGGGGCTTCTCGGTCCAGTACATAACGGACTTCTACGCGGACGGGCGGCCCAGGACGTGGACCGTCCTCGACTCCTCGACGCTCACAATCGAGCGGACGGAGGGTGGCCGGCGCTCATACAAGATCGGGGAGGTCCCGCTCGATCCGCGACGGTGCATCCAGATCGACCGCAACCCCGGGAACCGGGTCAAGGGGACCTCGGCGCTCCGGGCCTACGCTCAGACCGCGTGGGGCATGCTCGCGGCGGGGAACCAGGCGTTGACGGTCCAGACCGGCGGGACGCCGAAGTTCTACCTCGCCGCTCAGCGCCGGATCGACGAGGACCAGGCGACGAAGATCCAGGACCAGTGGGCGGAGGCGTCGACGCGCCGGAATGGCCGGCCACCCGTGGTCCCTCCGGAGATCACGCCGACCGAGATGTCGTTCGACCCCTCGGACCTCGCGCTTCTCGAGACGCAGGAGTTCAACGCTCGAGCCCTCGCGGCGGCGTTCGGGGTCCCGTGCGTCCTGCTCAACATGGCGCTCCAGGGCGGACTCACGTACCAGAACCCGGCGGCACTGGGCGAGATGTGGTGGCGCTTCGAGCTCCGCCCGACCGCGACGCGCATCGTGAACGCGTTCTCCGCCCAGATGCTCCCGCGCGGACAGTGGACCACGTTCGACGCGGCCGACACGTTCGCGCCCATCGACTCCTCGTCGGAGGAGGACGACCCGCAACTCTCGCAAGTGATCAAGGCGTCGCCGGCACAACAGCCGACGCCGCTAACCGCAGTCGGAGGAGGGTAGAGCGATGACGATCACGGAGACAGACGTAACCCCGACGCGGGTCCTTGCGCGGCGAACGTTCGCCGTCGACCTGACGCCGGGAGACGGTCGCAACGTCGACCTACGGATCGCCCCGTACGGGGAGCGCATCGTCCACAACGACGGGCTCGGCTTCGTGCCAAAGGGAGTCCCGTACGAGGAGGAGCTCGCGCCGGGTCTGTTCGACCACCAGCTGAACGCCGCGAACCGGGTCCTTGTGAACGTCGAACACGAGGAGGGGATCGCCGGCGTCGTTGGACGTGGCGTGGCGCTCCGCTCGGCGGCCGACGGGTTCTATGGAACGGTCCGCATGCTCTCGACGCCGGCCGGGGAGACGGCGCTCGAGCTAGTGAACGAGGGCGCTCTCGGCGGCTGCTCGATGGAGGCGTACTTTGTCAAGTCGCTTCGGACCGTCGACGGCGTCGTCCAGCGCGTGAAAGCGAACCTCCGCAACCTGGCGCTCTGCCGGGACCCGGCATACCTGGGAGCGGTCGTCCTGGGCGTTCGCGAGGGGATGGAGGACGAGACTCCGGTACTCCTCGAGGAGAAGGATCTGCCGATCCCGTTCGACGCCGAACTGGCGGAGCGCATAGAACGTCTGGGACTTGAGGTACCCTCGCGACTCAAGATGGCGCACCCCGCCACGGGCACCCCGACTCCGGAGGTCGGCACCCCCGACTAGCGCGGCACCCGCCCTCGGGCTTCGTAACTCAGACGAGGAGGTAACGGATCATGGAATCCGTCCAGGAGATCCGTCTGGCGCGGCTCATCGACGAGCGGCGTTCGACGACGATCCTCCACGACAACGTCCTGGCAGCGGCCGAGGGTCGCGAGGACGGAAACGGCGCGCTCACGGAGTCCCAGTCGGAGCAGGTCGCCGGCTACCGGACGCGCATGCAGGAGCTCGACTCCGAGATCTCGTCTCTGACGGAGACGGTGGAGTCGACGCGTCGGAGCGATACGGAGGCGCGGAGGATTCGCGCACTGCTCGCGGCCGACTCGGCCATCGTCGGAGCGGACGCTGACGGGAACGTCGCATACCGGACGTTCGCGGAGTACGCTCGCGACGAGATCATCGCCGGCAACTCGGGACTCGGAAAGAGGATCGCCGGGATGCTCGGCGCCCAGGCGGTCGACGCCGCTCGCGAGCGGCTTCTCCTCGCCAAGCGAACGCCGGCGAACACGCTCTCGAGCGATGTCGCCGGACTGACGCCGGCTCAGCACATCGCGCAGATCTTCCAGGTGATCGACGCCTCGCGGCCGCTCGTCCAGTCCGCGCTGCGCGATGCGCTGGAGCGCGGGGTCCTGACGTATCCGCGCGTCGACGCGACGCCGGTCGTCGCCGTGCAGGGCTCGGAAAAGACCGAGGCCGGAAACACCGGGATGGACATCTCGATGCAGACGGCAACGGCATCCGTGTACCTCGGCGGAGGCGATCTGTCGTGGCAGGCGGTCAACTGGTCGACTCCGAACGCGCTGGACCTCTGGTTCCGGTTCGCGGCGGCCGACTACGCACTCAAGACCGAACAGGACGCGGCGCAGGTCATGCAACACTCCGCGTTCTCGAACAACATCTCGTCGCCCATCTCCGGGACTCCGACGTTCGCGCAGCTGATGACGGCTGTCGGCGCCGGGTACGCGGAGGTCTACTCGAACAGTGGCCGGCTCGCGGACACGATCTACCTCGCGCCGGATCGCTTCGGATTCGCTCTGGGACTCACGTCGGATGCGTTTACGCAGTTCATCGACGTGAACCAGCAGGGAATCGGGCCGCTCAAGGTCGTGATCTCGCGCGGGATGGATTCCGGCGTGATCGTGGTCGGAGACTCGCAGGGGCTACTCGTCGCAGAGACGCCGGGAGCTCCGGTCGAGCTCCAGGTCGTCGAACCTGCGATCGGCGGCTACGAGGTCGGCATCATCGGCGCGTTCGAGGCGGTCGTCGTGGACGACGGCGCGTTCGCGATGATCACGACCGCGAGCTAGGCGAGGGGAGGCGTCCGATATGTCCTGGACGAAACTCGTCTCGAAGCACGACAAGATCGTCATCGACGGGACAGACGCAAGCAACCTGTTTCGTCGCTTCGGTCTAACGAGTGAGCATTCCTCTGAGGATGCAAGCGGCTTCTCGGTTTCCGGGTTCGACGAGACGCTCGCAGGCTCGACTGCGGTCGAGTTCACGGGCGAAGCGTTCTACACGGAGGAGGGAGCCGATCTGCTCTACCCGCTCCACGCGAACAGGGACATCGTGGAGGTCTACTGGCAGCCGAACGGGCTCATCGACCCGTCCGCGAGGGCGTATTGGGCCGACTGCCAGATCCTCCGCTTCGGTCCTGAGAACCAGCGCGGCTCCGTCTCGGTTATGCCGTTCTCGGCAAAGCCGGCGACGGAGGACGGACTCCAGTCCGGCGACGGGACGTAGAGCGATACGGGGAGGGGTGGATCTCGGTCCGCCCCTCCCCTTATGATCCCTCGCGATGCTTCGTCGACCGTCTCAAGTCGACCAACTCCTCGTCGACTGGGGAGTTACCGGGATCGCGGCGGACCTCGGGGTCCGCGTTACCGACCTCGAGGGCGGTACGACCATCGCCAGGACGACCGGCTTCGCGGAGTTCCCGACCGGGTCGGGGATCTACTACCTCGCGGACTTCACGTTCCCGGACACGGCAGGCTCGTACGCACTGATCTACGACGACGGCTCGCTCGATCCGGGCCATACCGCCACGGAGGAGCTCGAGGTTACGTCGTCCATCGGGGACCCGTTCTCCGGCGACACGTACGCCGACACGGACGAACTGTTCCGGGTCCTGAAGATCCGCAATCCGACGCCGGCCCAGGTCCTCGCCGGCGAACGCGTCCTCGCGGCGGCGACTCTCGAGATCGACCGCGAGCTCGGGCGTGAGGACGACGATCCCATCGTCGGCGCCGAAGTGTCACTCGCGCAGGCGGTCTGCATAGATCGCGCGGTCGAACACTGGAGGCAAGAGGAGAGTCCGTGGGGACTCGTCGGACTGGGCGTCGACGGGGCCGGCTCGTTCGTCGCTAGGGACACCTGGGCTCGTCACGCGGAGAAGCTCGCTCCGCTGAAGATGTCCTGGGGCATCGCGTGAGCGGGCTCCTCGAGATCAAGGTCGCACTCGCGGACGCTCTCCGAGAGTCGTACGAGGGGCTCGCGGACGACGACGGCGAGGTAGCGATCCAGATCGAGCCGCGCTACGTCATCGACCCGACGCCGCCGACCATCGACATATACCCCGGGCGCTTCCCGTCGCGGGACCTCGAGGTCGCCGGCATGTCGGACGGGACCGACTTCGGCGCGTACATGCTCACGGTCCGCGCTCGCGTTCTCACGGCGGACCAGGACGCCGGCCAGGATCTCCTCGACGAGCTCGCGGACGACGCCTCGGAGCTTTCCCTTCCCGTCGCCATCGAGGGGAGCTACCCGCTCGACGACCGCGTCGCGTCAATCGACATCGTCGACTTCTCCGGGCTCCAGGCGTATCAGGAGAACGGGATCGACAAGTGGCTCGGGATGGAGTACATAGTCCGCATCATCCCCGCGCTCTCGTGATCGACACGACCGTACAGATCTCGCTCGAGGTCGGATGCTCGCAACGGTGCGACGCGATATCCGGGCCACTCCTCCTCCAGTTGCAGCGCGGCCGATACGACCGCTGCTCGGTCCTCGAGATCCCGGACACCGTGATCGACTGGGCGCAGGACCACCGGACCGCGCGTCGTCGCGCGAAGCGAGCCGGCGACCGAGGCTATCTCTGGCAGCCGCTCGCTCGAGAGAACTACCCCGACGCGATCCACGAGATCAACACGTCGACTCCGGAGCGCCAGGGACGGACGATGGACGCTCCGTACTGGGAGCGGCAGGAGTTCTCCCCGCTTCCGGAGTACCCGTGCGAGCGCCACGCGATCCGCGTAACCGGCATATGGAGCGAGGACCAGGAGCTCGTCGGATACATCGTGGTCTACCGCTGCGGCGACCTCGCGCTCGTCTCGCAGATCCTCGGCCACGCTCGACACCTGGAGAACGAGATCATGTATCTGCTTTTCGCTGGCGCACTGACGCGGGAGACACTCGCCGGCCCGGGGATGGTCGTGTACAACCGGCACGATTCCGGGACGGACGGGCTCCGGTTCTTCAAGGAACGACTCGGATTCGTGGAGACGCCGGTCGTATGGATGCCATGACCGAGGCGACGCCGCTCTCGAGACTCGCCACGGAGGCGCGTCCGTTTCCGTTCCAGCTGCTCGAGGACTGCGAGACGGGTCTATGCATGTTCTCGGCGGCGTTCCTGGGGATCAACGACGCCGTCCACTTCGCGATGTCGGGAGTCCGCACGACGTGCGTTGACGTGAACGCCGGCCGGCTCGAGCAGATGCGGCGGATCTACCCGGAGGACTGGACGTTCATAGAGTGTGACGCCTGGACGTACGCGGAGGCCGCTCGTCGCGAGGAGGTCGTCTGGGACGCCGTCTGCGTCGATCCCTACACGGGCGACGCGATGAATCGCTCGATGGAGACTCTGGATCTCTGGCTCTCGCTCGCTCGACGCGTCCTGATCGCCGGGACCGACGTGTTCCCGTTCGCCCCGCCGGCGCTCTGGAACGTCCGCACGAAGTACGTCCGTCGAGCTCCGGACGTGTACTGGCTCGCGCTGGAGCGCGGAGAGTGATCTCGCCGCTGGACGTGACCGCATGCCTCGTCACGCGCGGGGACCAACCGGAGAAGCTCGAGGCGATCCAAGAGTCGCTCGTGTTCGGCCAGGTGATCGTCTGGGACAACTCGCAGGACGAGGACTGGAAGTGTGCCGGCCGATACATGGCGGCTCTCTGGGCGCCGACGCGCTTCGTGTACTTCCAGGACGACGACGTTCTCGTCCCGCGCGAGACGCAACTCGGGCTCCTCGAGGCGGCGGACCGCAACCGTCGCGCATGCGTCGCCAACTGGGGTCACGGAGAGAACCCGGACGGGTACGAGGATCTCCCGCTCGTCTGCGGCGGGGCCATCGTGGACCGCGCTCTCCCGTGGGAGGCGATATCGCGGTATGCGAAGCGGTACCCGCTCGACACGGACTTCGCCTACGAGGCGGACTTCGTCGTCGGAGTGCTTTACCCTCAGTTCGTGCATATGCGTCTTCCGTTCGAGATCGACTATGCGATCGCGCAGGCTCCGGAGCGTCTCTGCAACCAGGACTTCCAGCGGGACCTCAAGTACCGGATAACGCAACGTGCGCGATGGATACGCGACGGTCTATGAGGGGCGAGGCTCCGTTCCGTCGCGATGATCTTCGGCAGCTAGGCGAGTTCCTGGAACGCGCGGAGGAGGTCGTCGCGATGCGGGAGATCGCGGCCGGCGAACGCCATCCGAACGTCATCGGGCTACGCCACGACATGGACAACTTCATCCGGCCCAGTGTCGAACTGGCCGAATGGGAGCGCCGGCACGGGTTCCGGGCGACGTACTTCGTCCTGCACGACTCGCCGTACTGGGAGTCGCCGGACCTCCGTCCGTCGCTCGAGCGCATCGCGGAGCTCGGCCACGAGATCGGAATCCACGCGAACGCGCTCTCCGTCGCTCTCGATCGCGGCGTGGACCCGGACGCCGTTCTCTGGAGCGCGGTCGACCGCCTGCGTTCCTGGGGCCATACCGTTACAGGAGTCGCTGCTCACGGCGACCGCGACTGGTGCTACGACGAGGACCGGAAGGTCGTGTTCGTCAACGACGAGCAGTTCATAGAGTGTGCGCGGCCGAACATGGGAGCGCCGGATCGCACAATCCGGAATCGGGGACGCGAGCTAACGCTCCGTCCGAGATCGCTCGCGGACTTTGGACTCACGTACGAGTCACTGCGAGCCGGTCCCCGCGCTCACTACTGGTCCGACTCGGGCGGTCGCTGGAACCAGTCGTACGCTCAGACTGCGCGGGATTTCCCCGATCCCTCCGGACAGTTGCATATCCTGATCCATCCCTGTTGGTGGTTCGAGGCGTTCCCGGCTCCGGCGGAGGTAGCCGCATAATGGCGACAAAGGTCCCGCGCAGGCTCAATGATCTGATCGACGTGGATACCGCCGGCGTCGCGGACGGCGACCGGCTCACGTACGACGTGGGGTCTGGCGAGTGGGTCCCCGGAGCGCCATCGAGCGGCGCAGGCGGATCCGCCGACGAAGTCACGTTTACCCCCGCCGGCTCAATCGCCGCGACGGATGTCCAGGCCGCGCTCGAGGAGCTCGATACGGAGAAAGCGTCCGCGTCGACGTTCGCCGATCACTCGGCACGGCACGAGAACGGCGGAGCCGACGAGATCAGCGTCGCAGGACTCTCGGGACTCCTGGCGGATTCGCAGACTCCGCTCGCGCACGTTCACGACGGCGCCGATATCACGACCGGGACCATCGCGGACGCCAGGATCGCGTCGACCATCGCTCGCGATTCGGAAGTCACGGCAGCGATCACGGCGCACGAGGGCGCGTCGGATCCGCATCCGGTCTACGTGACGGGCGCGGAGGCTACGACGGCGATCCTCGCCGCGCTTGCGGCCGCGGACGGAGCGGGACTCTCGGACGACGGGGCCGGCGTTCTCTCCGTCAACGTCGACGGATCGACGCTCGAGATTTCGTCCGACTCGCTCCGGGTGAAGGACGGCGGGATAACCATCGCGAAGCTCTCGTTCGACCCGGCAACCCAGACGGAGCTCGACGCGCACGTGAACGACTCAAGCGCGGCCCACGCGGCGAGCGCAGTCTCGGCGGACTCGACGACCCTCGTCGGGACCGGGACGGACGTACAGGCGGTCCTCGAGGAGCTCGACAACGGGATCGCGGACCACCTGGCGGATACCAGTGCCGCTCACGTAGCGAGCGCGATTTCGTTCTCGCCAACCGGGAGCATCGCCGCGACTGACGTACAGGCGGCGATCGCGGAGGCCGCGTCGGAAGCGGGGGTGCCGAACCTATTCCGCTCCGTGTACGGGGCGCCGGCGACGGCGTTCGACTTCGACACGAACAGTCTCACGGGACTTACGCAGTTCAACTCCCCGGACACGTGCGACGCGCATACTACGGTCCCGGGCCACCTGTTCCTCGAGGACGACGAGTCGGGCGAGAATATGTGCGGGGTCTACGCCACGGCTCCGTCCGCTCCGTTCACGGTCGCCGCGCTGCTCGACATCGGGAGCGTCCTGGCGGACTCTCATACCGCCGGACTGTTCATCGGCTCCGCGTCGCCGGGGCAGTTCGACATTCTCGCTCTCCAGAACGCCGCGCGGTCCGTGTTCACGACTCATTGGAACAGCCCGACGAGCTTCTCCGGGACGGCGACCTCCGGGATGTCCCAGATCAACGTACCGATCTGGCTCGCTATCCGCGTGAACAGCAATACGGACGTGGACTTTCTCTACTCGATGGACGGTGTCGCGTTCAAGAAATACACGGACTCGCGTAACCCAGGGTTCACTGCGGCCGTCGTCGGGCTCGCGATCAACGCGAACGCTGGCGGCGTCCGGTTCGCGGCAGCGTTCGACTGGCTCTATATCTACACGTCGGCGCTCACGTTCAAGGGCGCGAACGCCTAGAGATGGAGACGCTCTGGTTCGTCGTACCTGCTCACGGGCGGGTCGACCTCGCGCGGGTCTGCCTGCGCCAGTTGCGCCGGACGTGCGACGCGCTCGAGGAGTACGGGATCGAGGCGTCCGCCGTCGTCATCGCTGACGATGCGAACCTCGAGACGGCGCAGGAGCTCGGCTTCGCAACCGTGGAGCGCGACAACAGGTGGCTCTCCCGGAAGTTCAACGACGGGATCCAGCTAGCCACGGACCCGCGCTACAACCCTCGGCCGGCGGACTACGTCGTCCCCTGCGGCTCGGATGACTGGGTCGCCCCGGAGGCGCTCTCGTCGCTCCCGGATCGCCCGGACGAGGCTCTCGGCTTCTCACGGTGCGCGTTCGTCTGCGAGGACGGCACGAAGCTCATTGAGGCGAACGTGTCGTATCGCGGCGGGATCGGCGTCCGTGTCTACCGTCGCGACTCGCTCGAGGCGGTCGGGTTCCGGCCGGCGGACGAGGACCGCGCTCGCGGATGCGACACGTCGATCCTTGTAAACGTGACGAAGCAGAACCCGCGCTTGAAGTGGTACGACCGATTCGTGCATCCTTGCCAGGTGGTCGACTTCAAGTCCCCCGGGGAGCAGCTGAACGACTGGGACGCCGTCTCGGTCTGGGGGATCGCGGAGCCACGGGACCCGTGGGAGACTCTCCTCGAGCTCTACCCCGACGAGTCCGTGTTCGCGATGCGCGAGCTTTACGCCGCGCGGGTCCCCGCGTGACGCACGGGCTCTATCGAGTCACTGGGAAGCGTCGCTATCGGGGCCACGAGCCGGGGACGGAGTTCATCGCGAAGCTTGCGATCGGCGCCGAACGTCGCGCGGTCCATCGCGGCGACATCGTGGTCCTCGACAGACTGATCCCGGATCTCCGCCCGGGTTCTTACACTCTGCCGGCCAACTGGAACGGAGGAGAACGTGAGCGCACTGCCTGATCTGCCGCCGATGGTCGAAGTGGACCGCCCGGAGGCGGACCCTCAGATCGAGATCGACGGGAAGCTCTACGAGCTACCTCGCGTCGACGACCTGGACCTCGACGAGGAGCAGATCCTCTACGACGTGTCCGGCGTGATCATCCCGGACTTTATGCCGGCGCATCCGTCGTCGCCGCCGGAAGTCAAGACCGCCGTCGCGCTGATCCAGGAGGCGAGGATCAGGAACCCCGCGTTCAAACGGGCGCTGATCATCATCGCCTACCGCCGGGGCAATCCCGGGCTCGAGTGGCAGGAGATCAGCGAACGCATCGGCAAGGTCGACGCGTTCGACGCGGAGCTCGCGCTGTACGGGAAGGCTCGTGAGGCGGAGGAGGAGGACGCGGACCGCCCGTAGAGTCGCTCTCCGCGTTCGAGCTCGAACGCGCGGCGGAGCGATGGACGACACTCGAGCAGTTCCATCTGGAGTTCCAGGACCGCTTCGGAGCGCGGGGCCAGAACCCTCGGCGGTACTTCGGTATCGAGGTCGTCCACGCGATCCCGTCCACGACGCGTGAGAACATAGGGCAGCTGCGAGCGCGGGACATCCTCCAGGCGCATAAGGTTTTCGGCGTGAAATATCGAGGCGAGGGAGACGAGTAGTGGCCGAGACGACGAGGGCGGTCCGCATTGAAGGACTGGCGGAGCTTCGTCGCGCGTTCGCCGTCGCCGGGAACGGGATGTCGAAGGATCTCAACGCCGCGCTGAAGTCCGCCGGCGAACCCGTGAAGCAGACCGCGCAGGGGCTCGCTCGAGGATCGCTGAAGTCCGCCGGGACGGTCGATTGGGCCGCGATGCGGCTCGGGATCACCCGGCATACGGTCTACGTAGCTCCGGTCCAGCGCGGCAACCGGGGAGGGCGCCGAAAGCGCCGGACCCTGTTCGACCGCCTGCTAACCCGTGCGCTCGAGCCGGCCCTGGAGCAGAACCGTTTCCGCGTGGAGGCGGAAGTAAAGGACGCGGTCCGCGACATGGGCCGCGCATGGGAGCGAGTCTAGGATGCCAGACCGCGAGCTTCTCGTCCGGATCGTCGGAGACGACCGCTCGCTCCAGCAGGCGTTCGCTCGCTCGAGCCGGGGAGCGCAGCAGTTCGAGAACCGGACCTCGGTCGTCGGAAAGAACCTGACGCGAGGGTTCGCCGCCGCCGGCATCGCGATCGGCGTCCAGACGGCGGCCCAGTTCACGAACCAGCTAGTCCAGGCCGCGTCGGACCTCAACGAGGAGATCACCAAGAGCCAGAAAGTGTTCGGGGACTCCGCCGACGAGATCCGCGACTGGTCGGAGACGACGGCGAGCTCAATCGGGATCTCGCAGACGGCCGCGCTCCAGGCGACAGGCATCTTCGGGAACCTGTTCAACACGGTCGGGCTCGGCACTCAACAGTCCGCCGAAATGTCGAAGTCCCTTACGACCCTCGCCGCCGACCTCGCGTCGTTCAATAACGCGAGCATCGAGGACACGCTGGACGCGATCCGGTCCGGTCTGATCGGGGAGGCGGAGCCGCTCCGCCGGTATGGAGTCCTGCTCTCCGAGGCACGGGTCCAACAGGTAGCGATGCAGACGACCGGCAAGGCGTCCGCGAGTGCGCTCACGGACCAGGAGAAGGCTCTCGCGCGTTACAAGATCATCCTCCAAGACACGATCCCCGCCCAGGGCGACTTCGCGGATACGTCGGAGGGACTCGCGAACCAGCAGCGCATCGCGGCTGCCGAGGCGCAGAACCTCGCGGCGACGATCGGGCAGGCTCTCGCACCGGGTATGCAGGTCGGACTCGCGGCGACTATCGGGCTCGTGGGAGGACTCAACAATCTGATCCGTGGGATGAAGGGAGTCCGCGAGAACCTCCACGACTCGCACTTCGCGGACGGGTTCAACTCCGCCGTGGACGGAGCGGCGACGCATGCGTCCAATTTCTTTCTCGGACTTCGAGATGGCATCCCGTTCCTGAAGCAGTTCCGAGGCGAGGTCCAGGGTCTACTCGCGGACACTCAGACCGGAACGCCGGGGGCGACCGGGGACTCCGGTCCGCATGCCGGCCAGAACCTCGTCGTCGGCCGGGAGAAGAACGCGGCGGCGGCGGACGCGGCGGACGCCAAGAACGCGGCCGCGGTCATCGCTCGGATCCAGCGGGAGGCCGCTGCTCGAGCGCGAGCGCAGCGCGACTTCAATCTGGCGCTCGCCAACTCGGAGACTCGAGCGGCCCATCTTCGCGAGCTACTGCGCGAGGATCCGAATAACGCGAGGCTCCAGGCTCGCTACACGGCGGAGCTCGCGACGCAGAACCGGCTCCGGCAACAGATCGCCTCGAACGCGGCCGCGACTGCGGCGTCGGATGCGGCGGCGGCTGCTGCTCGTCGCGCGGATGCGGCCGAGGCCGCGAAGGCGGCACGGGAGGCACGACAAGCCGCGATCCAGGGTCGCCAGTTCGAGGCACTCGGACTCACGTCGGAAGGACTCCAGCGGGTCCCTGGCATCGGGGCGCTCCGCCGGCGGGGAGCTCGGCTCGAGGACCAGATACAAGGGACGACGCTCGACACGGCGGCGACGCGGTCGAAGCTCCAGCGAATCGCGCGGGTCCTGTCCGGCCAGTTCGGCCAGGTCGGACGAGACGTGCGGCAGGCGATCCTGTCGATGTTCAACGAGATATCGTCGGCTCTGGACCAGGGGACCGACTCCGTCAATAAAGGACCACGGACGCGATTCCGCGTCGCGAACACGTCGAACGTCCTCGCCGGACTGGGACTCTCCGAGGACCAGGAGAAGGCGCTCCGCTCGAGGCTCTCGAGGATCGGAGCAGGCGGGACCACGTCGCAGACGAGCGATACGGGCGGCGCGTTCGGCGTCAACGTGGCCGGCGGGGGAAACATCGTGATCAACGGCGACGTGAACGTCCACGCGGATAGCGTCGACGAGTTCGGCCAGGAGCTCGAGAAGAAAGGCCGCCGGAACGGGTCCGCACGTACGGGGCGATTCGCGGGGCATAAGAACTAGCGATGGCGTCCGACTGGGAGTCGCTCGTCTCGTACGCGCCGGGAGCGTCTCTGCTCGATCCGGAGCCGGACTGGGTTCCGCTCGACACCGGACACCCCGGGCTCCACGTCGCGCAGATCCAGATCCGCGACGGGAAACAGTCGCAGTTCGACCGGACCGGAACGGGAAAGGCCACGATCACGTTCCGCGATGAGCGTGGCTACCTGGATCCGACCTCGCCTAACTTTCTCGGCTCGATTCTCTCCTCGCCGCTCGCGGTCGCTCTCCGCGATCCCGTACGCGACGAGTGGTTCCCACTCTGGAGGGGACATATCGACGACGTAGGGATGATCCCTGTTCGCTCGCGCGTCAAGTTCGACACGGCGCTGGAGGCGGTCGACGCGCTCGACTACTGGTCCAACTTCGAGCTGATCCCGGGTCTGGCGGGGTTCTCCAACGCGCAGCTGAACGCTCAGGGCTACGTGTTCTACGAGGACGCCGGCTTCGACGAGCGATGCTTCGCGGTCGCCGGCGACATCCAGTGGCCCGTGGAGCTCTCGTCGTTCTTCACCGGGAACATCATCTGCTCGGAGTCGGTCTACTCGAGCGGCGACAAGGCGCTCCAGGTGATCCAGGAGGCATGCGAGGCGGAGTTCGCGAGTGGCGCGTCGCTGTACTACATCGACCAACGCGGGATCCTCCAGATCCACGGGCGGTACGCCAGGTTCGACCCTGAGGGCGTCTCGGCGTCCGCGTCGAACTGGACGTTCCGCGAGTGGAAGGCGGGGGACAACGAGGCGGCCGGCTCCGATACGGGACTGGGCGGGACCGCGAAGCTCCAGCCGCCGTATCAACCCAGGCTCTCGAGGGAGTTCATCCGCAACGCGGCTCTCTGCTACCCGCAGGATACGGACATGGCCGACATCGCGGACTACATCGCGACGGACGAGCCCTCGAGGTCCGCCCACGGGACGCGGACGTGGACGGCGCCGAACCTCCAGATCGCGGAGGAGACGACCATCGGGCTAACCGCAAAGCAGTATTGCCAGACGATCGCGAACTACGTCGTCGACAACTACTCGTCGCCGTTCCCTCGGATAGCGGCACTGACCATCGGCACGGAGCATCCCGGCGAGAAGTTCGGGCCGGCCACGTGGGAGATGCTCGCGGAGGCGTCAATCTCCGACCGTGTTCTCGTGACGATGGGCCATCCCGGAGGCGGCGGGTTCGCGGACGAGCCCTACTTCATCGAGGGACGGACCATCGACATACGTCCGGGACCGCCGGCGCATCCGATTATCAAGGCGACGTTCGACCTGACGCCTGGAGTGTTCTACGAAGTGAACCCGTTCGGAGCGTTCAGCTAATGCCAGAGCAGCCCTCGAAGCATGGGGAGCAGCATCGTCCGGGGAAGCCGGGAGGTCCCGACGGGATCCGATACGCGGTCTGGCATATCGCGCTCTCGGGGGACCGCGAGATCGACGACCCCGTGATCGTGGAGGACCACGTGTTCCGCGCTCCGCTCGCGGAGGATATGGACACGTACAAGCTGAAGCGGGTCGCCATAGGGGCGGGGGAGCCCTCGAGCTCCGGAGCAGTCACGGTCCACGTGGAGAACGAGACGCAGGGGTTCGACATCATCACGAGCGATCTGTCGCTCCCAGGCGGCGCGACGTACCAGAACGAGGAGGCGAAGATCCCCGACGACCCCGACGACGCTCTCGCCGGCGTGGAGGGGGACATTATTCGCTTCGACGTGACTGGAGCCGGGGCGGGAGACTGCAAGGGTCTAAAAGTGATCCTCGTGTGGTGGTAGCGGCGTGATCTCCGCCCTCGGCTCGGTCGGGACCGCGAAGGACTACGGGACCGCGCGGCAACTCGATCTGACAATCGGCAGCACGATCCCCGCAGGCTCCGTCGTCGTGGTCTGGTTCGCCTCGCACTCTCTGTTCAACGTGGCGTTCCCGAATAACTCCTGGGTTTTCTGGGGATGCCGAGACGACGCCGGCAACACGTACCAGAACGTCGCGGCCGTGACCCAGCAAGGCGCGTTCCAACGCGCGGGGCCGCTCTCGCATATCTACGTCTCGCAGCTGAAGAACGCGCTGACCGCCGGGAAAAAGATCACGATGTGGACCGATCCGACCCTGTTCGCCGGCTCGAACTGGGCCAAGTCGATGTCCGTGGAGGCGTTCGACTTCGACGGCGACCGTTGGTGCTGCATGTACGACCAGGACGAGAGTAACTTCGCGGCGACGGGGGACCCCGCGAGCATCGGTCTATCTGGCGTTCCCGGGACCGAGGGGCTCTATCTCTACTCCCTCGCCATCGAGGCTCCGGACACGGAGTCCGTCTCCATCGACTCGGACTACACGAACATCGCTCCCATCGGGTTCAACTCCGGGACTCTGATCGAGGACATATCTCTATGGGGCGCGTACCGGATCGACCAGCTACCGCTCGGGGACACCGTGAACGCCACGGACTCGACGAGCTCCACGCGACGCTACGCGGAGTGCATGACTGGCATATGCGCGGTCCCGACGATGGACGCGGCGTTCCCGGAGTCGTCGATCTACGACAACTTCAACCGGGCCGACGAGTATCCCATCGACGGAGGCGGCCGATGGTCGACGGCGATCAACGACTGGGCGTTCGGCTCCGACTGGATCGCCGTTATCGGCAATAAGGGCGGACGCGCCGGCGGCTCGAAAACGACGGCGGAGCTTCTGGACGGACAGTGCGGCGAGGTCTACGCGACGTACGCGACGCTCGGGACCGGAGATCCCTCGGCGGCGGGTATCCATATGGTCGCCACGGGTAACTCCGGCGCTCCCAACTTCGACGGCGTCGGCGCCTACTGGACCGTCCGTGGTCCCGGCGCGACACGTACCGGGACGCCGCTCGGGCGGATCGATTTCGGGGAGTCGGGACTCCAGGGGCGCGTCGGCGGCCGTATCTGGTGCTATTCGTGGGCCCCCGTGACCGCCGGCGCGAAGTGGGGGATCCGCCGGACGAAGGGCGTCAAAGGCGCGTTCAAGATCGACCGTCTCTACGTCGACTACGGGGGCGGGTGGGAGGAGATCGCGGCGGGGTTCGCCCAGGGCGGGTGGAGGCGCTCCGGGAAGTTCGCGCTCTCCCACGAGGACTCCGTCTCGAGGACGGACGATTTCGGAGCCGGAGCGGTTCCGTGCGGATCGACGTTCATCCCGCAGATCTATCGACGGGTCCTCGGAGTAGCCTAGAACCGTGAACGACGCTCAGCGGCTCGAGCTCCTGCGCTCGCTCAAGCGCGACGCGATGGCGACGAAGCAGGGGTTCCAGGAGTGGGACGAGAACCACGTCGGGACGCACTGGCGCGACTGGCTCCGCAAGATGGAGCGTCTCGAGAAGGACCTCCTCCCCGATCCACTGCCGGCGCTCGGTCCCGTTCGTCGCGGCGGGAAGTCGCTGCTCGCGTACCAGTTGACCCACAACACGGACGGGATCGCGCTGTACCCCGCGTTCGACGACAACTGGGGGCTCGGGACTATCTCCATCGCCCCGGAGCCGCTCGTCGTCGTCTCTCCGTACACGAGCGCGAACCCGGGGGCGGCGTTCTACGCGAAGGGCTCGAGCGGGATCCACTACTGGATAGGGCACCTGACGAAGTCGCCACGGGTCGGGACGCGCTTCACTAAGGGCCAGGAGATCGGACGCTCGGTCGCCCAGGCGGGAGCCGAACATACGCACTGGGGGATCAACGTGGAGGCGATCATCGGTGCAGGGAAGCAGCTGGGCTATGGTCGAACTGGGAAGGGGCCGGACTACACGTACGGAGCGCCGGCCATTGGCGTACAACTGCGGCAGTTCCTCGAGGGCTAATCGCGAACCAGGCGTCGGAAGGGGGAAGGTGGGTTCTGTCGTGTATCCGCTCGTGACGATCGCCGTCGCCGGCACGTCGCTCATTCTGTCGTCGTTCTTCGCGTTCCGCTCGCTCTCGCGCTCGGCGTCCGCCGACTGGGTCGACCAGTTGGAGAAGCGGATTGAGGTCTGCGAGGCGGACCGGGCCGATCTGCGGAAAGAGGTCGGTAGGCTTAGGGACCGCGAGCTCGAGCTAATGCGTCGCGTCCTCAACCTGGAGACGAACTAGTTTTGCGCTCAACGCAGCAGTCGATCCGGATCTGGGGAGCCCTCCAGAGTCTCCTCCTGATCGTCGTTCTCGTCGGCGTCCTGATTCTCGCCTACTTCGCTCTCGTCACGAACCAGACGCTTTGCGACTTCAAGCGGGACCTCGAGCAGCGGCGAGACGCGTCCGCCGCGTACCTCGAGCAGATCCAGTCGGGGAAGCGCGAGCTCCCGCTCGGGCTCACGGTCCGTGATCTCCAGGACTCTCTATCCGCGCGGGACGCTACGCTCCGCTCGTTGAAGGATCTCCAGTGTTCACCCTGACAGGAGGGACGACGTGTTCGACTCGGTAACCGCTCGATACGTGCTTCGCTGCTTTCTGTTCGGCGTGTCCGCGCTGCTCGTCTCGCTCCAGGCAAGCTCGGACGGCTCGGATCTGACATCGGGCGAGGTCTGGCATGCACTGATCGGCGGAGGCATCGCCGCTCTCGTGTACGCCGGCATCGGCGCGGCGTCGCCGGCCGTGGAGCCGAACATCGGTAACAAGCGCGACGCGTAGGCTCGCTTGCTCTCGCCGCGCGTAACGGACCTCGGGCAGGACGTTCGGCTCGACTGGACTCCGGACCCTACGGGCCAGGGGTACCGCTTCTACGTCGACGGACACGCCGTCTCGCGATCGTTCAATCCGGCGCAGAGCTCGATCACGTTTCGCAAGCCAGACGGCGGAACGCATAGCTACGGACTGCGACTCATGGCGGAGGTCGGGGCTCTCGAGGCCGCGTCGTTCCCGGTCCCGACTCCGCCGGCGGAGGGCGATCTACCGTTCGCGCTCCCGGACCTCGTGAACCCCGTGCGGCTCACGGTCCCAGTGGATCGCGATTTCACGCTCCCGTCGACCACGGTCGGGAAGGACGTGGAGCTCGACTTCCAGGGACGCGAGGGAGTGGTCCGACAGTACGCACTGATCCTCGACAACTCGGGCGGACCTCCTCGCAACATGGTCCTCCGGAACGGACACTCGCGATGCACCAAAGCGTCCGACTCGAGCGGCTACCGCCACGGCGGGATCAAGGTCCAGACGCAGGCGCAGAAGGCCGCGATCCTGGACTGGTTCGATGAGCGTCGCGGCGTCGCAGGCTGTACCGCCGTCGACGGGATCGGGATCGCCTCGGAGACGTACACGGAGTGGACCGTCCAGCGATGCCTCATCGAGGGCCAGTCGGACGGGGCCATCCCCGCCGGCCAACACGTCGACGCGCTCCAGCTACAAGGGCCCATCGGGAAGCTCCGCGTCGGGCTCTGCTCGTTCGACCTCGCAGGCATCCGCCCGGGGAACGACCCGGGCAAGGGACTCCAACTGGCGGAGGAGCCCTGGCAGGAGGATCCGGAGACGCGCTTCTCCGTGGAGATCGAGAAACTCGACGTGGAGTGTCGCGGCAATCCTGCGACGGGCGCGAGGTATGGAGTCCTGCTCGTCCAGGAGTACGCGAGGGACACGATCGCTCTCGGTCCGGAGGTCTACTGGTCCCGCGACGCGTCGCTCGATCCCCTCGGGGACAACTTCGGCGTGACGCTCTACACGAACGGTCGACCTGGGGACTACGGGGTCGTCGCCGGCACTCGTCCCAACCGGACGCTGACTGCGCGGACGAGCTCTGGCATATCCGGAGTCGTGCGCGAACGTCCCTCGGGCTCTCCACGGTTCGTCACGCGGCAGATGCTCGGCTACGCGTAGATCCCCCGAACGGGGTTGACAAGCGTCCGGTCGATCTGCATATACTCGGTCCGTTCCCAACTACCGCTCCAGTTCCCGGAGCAGGAGGTCGACAATGGCAGTTCCCGCCAGAGTCAAGGCGAAGTTCTCTCGGAGCATCGCGGACGATAGCCTCGCGCTTCGTCGTCGCATCGCTCGGGCTCGTCGCGCAGAGATGGTCCGTCGTTCGGCCCACTGGCCGAATCGGAGGGCCGCCTAATGGAGCCGACGATCACCCTCAACGGAAAGCAGACGACCCTGTCGGATGCGCGTCCCATCCTCGGGATTCCTGAGGACGCATGCTTCGGTTGCTACCTCGGAGACGACGGTCCGGAGATGCACGACAAGTGCTACCTCGGACAGGCGTACGCCGAGACGGAGTCCGTCACGGTCCAGATCCTTCGGGCCATCGACTCGGGTCGGGCGTACCCCGCCGAGATCGAGTTGGCCCTCGAGGATCAAGGACTCCTCGTCCAGACCGACGCTCCCTACGCGAAGCTCACGGACAAGGGTCGGGAGATGATCTCCCGATGAAGTACGTATTCGGCCAGTGTCCGTTCTGCGCGACGAAGGGCTACCCGAAGCGCAAGCTCGTCGTCGCCCACGATGGACTCCGTTGCATGTCGTGTATGACGCGCGTCGAATCGTTCGCAGACGCAGTCGACCGCATCCTCGCGCGGGACAAGAGTCCGAAATGAGCAACCCACTGTTCTGGGACCAGACGATCACGTTCCCTGACGTTCAAGAGGAGGCAGGTATGGACCTCATGGTCTGCATCGATGGAGCGGAGGCCGCCACGGTCCCGCTGAAGGACGGCGACGACGGGTTCAACGCGCAGTCGGAGCGGGGGGCTCTGGATCGGGCCTACGAGTTCAAGCAGGAGAACCCCGACTCGGTCGTGTCCATTGTCATCGTCGACTCGTGGATTCCCGCGAGCGTCTCCGACCGCGAGTTCATCGGGCATAGCCTGCGACTCCTCGCGGATCTGGACGAGGGCGAACATACGGACTCGGAGCGTCTCCTGAGACTCGCGAAGGTCCTCCTCGAGACGAGCCATCCTGACGTGGTCGACGCGTCCCTTGAGATCGCGGAGCGGGTCGAATGACTGTCACGACCGAACACACGCAGTGGCTCGTCCTCGTGGAAGAGCAGTGGTACGAGGAGACGAAGGGCGAGCTAGACCTCACCGAAGAGCCCGACCCCGCCGAGGTCGCTCTCGTGATCTCGTTGTGGAACCACGCGCGATGGTTCACGTCCGAGACTTCGGCGGCCCAGTTCGACTCGAACGGACACGAAGTCACGGGCGAAGTGTCCGACAAGGAGATCGCTCGTCGTGTCGCAGTAGCTCTCGTGGTCCTCCACTACGGAGGGCCGGCGGGGTGAGGCGGGGTCGACGCATACTCGCGGCGAGGTATCTACGATGCCTCGCGACACTTGAGAACCTGATCGTCAACGGACACTATGCGGACGCTCGTCGTCTGCTCGATTCGCTCGATCCGCAGGAGGCACGTTCCCTCGCCTCGGATCT